ATTCGGGCTCAACTGGAACACTTTTTGACATGGCTGCTAACGGCAGACTAGGCAGTGCACTTTCGGCGCGCTATGGCATGCGATCAAGAGTAATGTGGAAAGCAATGGAGAAGAACCAAGGCACAGTTGAGTCAGAGATGCGGCGAATTGTGGAGACTGTCATGGACAAAGTTGATCGGAATGTGGTTGAGTAATGGCATCAGTAAATATCCCAATTATCTCCGAATTTGATGCTAAAGGCACTCAAAAGGCGATCAAGGAATTTAAGTCTTTAGAAGGCGCGTCCGCTAAAGCACAATTTGCAATTAAGAAAGCCGCGCTCCCAGCCGCAGCCGCAGTCGCAGGATTAGGTCTTGCTCTTGTAGGTGCTACGAAGGCGGCAATGGAAGACCAAGCCGAACAGGTACAGCTTGCGCTTGCCTTGCAGAATGTCACTGGGGCGACCGACGCACAGGTCAAAGCATCCGAAGACATGATCTCCAAGATGAGTCTGGCGTCAGGCGTCGCGGACAGTGAGCTTCGTCCGGCACTGGCATCACTTGTCCGAGGAACTAAAGACATCGAAGAAGCGAACCGCGCCCTAGCTCTTGCACAAGACATCTCTGCGGGATCAGGTAAAGATCTTGCGACCGTCTCCGATGCGCTTGCCAAGGCTTACGGCGGAAACATGAAAGGACTTGCAGCACTTAGCCCAGAGATCAAAGCCATGATTAAAGACGGTGCATCCCTTGAAGATGTAATGAATGTGCTCGGCGGATCATTCGGTGGAGCATCCGAAGCAGCTGCGAACACTGCCGAAGGCGGAATGAAGCGTCTAGGAATAGCACTCGCCGAAACAAAAGAGTCAATCGGTGCAGCACTTATCCCAGTAGTCGAAGCCCTACTCCCGCCGTTAATCGCCTTTGGCGCATGGGCGCAAGACAACACCAAAGTCTTCTTGATCGTTGCAGGTGCGATCGGTGGAATCGCAGCGACCATCTTGATCTTGAATACCGCTATGAAAGTTTATGCAGCGGGACAAATGATCGTGAACGGCGTAGTCGCAATCTTTAACGCGCTACTCGCACTTAACCCGATTGGTTTAGTCATTCTGGCGATCGTTGCATTCATCGCCATTCTTACCGCGCTCTACTTCAAGTTTGAGGTAGTCCGAAAGATCGTAGACACTGTCTTTGATGCCATGCTCGCAGGCGGGAAAGCAGTCTTTAACGGACTCACTACCTACTTCACAGGAGTCTTCAACATCTTCAAAGTGCTATTCAACGGCATCGCCAAAATGTGGAACAACACCGTAGGCAAATTGTCTTTTGAGTTCCCTGGCTGGGTGCCCGGTCTAGGTGGCAAAGGCTTTGATGTCCCAGATATTCCTTACCTTGCAGAAGGCGGGATCGTGACAGGGCCCACGCTTGCAATGATCGGCGAGCGCGGCCCTGAAGCGGTCATCCCTTTATCCGGGCGCGGTGGTGGAATGGGTAACTACACAATCAATATTACTGGCGGTCTTGGCTCAAGCGCGGAGATCGGCACAGCTGTCGTGAATGCGATCAGAGCGTTTAATAGGCAGAATGGCCCTGCGAACATAGCGGTCGCCTAATGGCTGGCGTGGCGGTAGTTGGATCAGGCAACTACGATCTCGAGATTGCCACAGGGTACAACTGGGACGCTTTCACACTTGATGACTCGCTCAAGGGCGAATTAGATAACACCGAATATGTGTTGGACGGAGTCTCACAATTTGCAACGGTCATGGATGGCACGATCGCTCTTACAGCGAAACGCGGACGCGCTAACACTGGCGACCAATTTGCTTATGGCACAATGAACTTCACCTTAAACGACACTTACGCGGACGGAGTGTTTAACCCTTTTGATACGACTTCGCCTTACTACGATCCGAACAATAATCAGGCGGGACTTGCACCGCTTCGCGAAGTCCGCTTCTCAAGGTACAGCTCACTCAATGTCAAAGAACTTTTGTGGGTCGGCTACATCGTAAACTACGACTACACCTTTACGCTCGGCGGACTGGACACAGTGACCGTAAATTGTGCGGACTTTTCCTATCAGCTTGGACAGACCTTTCTTGCCGAATGGAATGTCACAGAGCAGCTTTCAAGCGATCGTTTTGATGACCTGCTAGATCTTCCAGAAGTCGCTTATACGGGAACACGGAGCATTGAGACAGGCGTGGCGACCCTTGGTGGATCAGCCGCCTACACAGTCGCCAACGGTACATCGGTCGCAGGTTACGCCAACAAAATTAATGAAGCCGAACAGGGCAGAATCTTTGTGGATCGAGAAGGTACTATGACCTTCCAGAAGCGCATCGGAACGACTCTTGGAGTCCCTGTCGCCGAGTTCCATGATGACGGTACGCAAATCGGCTACAGCGCGATCGACATCTCCTTCCAAGCGGACACAGTGGTCAATCGTGCATCGATCCAACACGCTGGAGCAGCATCGCCACAAGTTGCCGAAGACCTAGTCAGCCAAGCCGCCTACCTTGTGCAGACCCAATCCATCACCGACTCACTTCTGCACAATGACGCCGCAGCTCTAACACTTGCCGAATACCTCATCAGCCCAGATCCCGAAGCACGCTTCAACTTCTTAGGCACAGAGTTCATAGGGACACCTGCCCTAGACCAAGACGCTCTAGCGATACTTGATGTAGGCGACCTCATCAATATTCAAAAGTCAATTACGACTTCGGCAGGCCCAACTCAATTTGCCCAAAATCTCACCATTGAAGGACTCGAGCACAGGCTTACTTTGTCGGCTGGGCATGCTGTCACCTACTACACGGCACCTACAACGATCGTTTACGAGCTCATCTTGGACGACCTTGTGTATGGCACACTTGACGAAGAAAATGTCTTAGGATAAAGATTATGACTACGCCATTCCCATTCGTCTCTGGGGCTGTACTAACAGCGGCCCAACTAAACGCAATTACCACGCTTCCGATCTCCGCAAAAACTGCTAACTACACGCTTGCGGTTGGAGATGTCGGTTATCGAATCCAGATGACAAACGCAGGATCTACAACTATCACAGTAAACACAAGCATCTTTGCTGCTGGTGACACTATCTGGATACAAAACATGGGTGCAGGCACTTGCACGATCACCGCTGGCACTGCAACAGTCGGAACGGCATCATCTTTAGCGTTGGCACAATATGGAGGTGGCACGCTTGTTTTCCAAAGTGCTAGTGCTGCTACTTTTTTTAGCCAACAGTCAGCGTCATACGGTGTGGCTACAGGTGGCTCATCGTCAAGCATTACAGTTAGCAGCGTTAATTACACTCTGTTAAGTTTTACAACAGATGCAACATTGACAGTGTCTAAGGCAGGGTTGTTTGACTGCTTCATTTTTGGTGGTGGTGGCGCAGGCGGTGGCGGTCAATCAGCAGTCGCAGCGCGTGGTGCTGGCGGTGGCGGTGCTGGCGGATATGTTTTAACAACTTTGTTTTTACCTGCCACAACCTACGCAGTAACTATTGGTGCTGGTGGTGCAGCAAATGGTGAATTGAGCGGAAATAATGGTGGTTCATCAAGAATTGCTGCAGTATTAGGCATACCGGGTGGCGCGGGTGGTAGAGCAGCAGACTCCAATTTAGGTGTTGGTGGTTCAGGTGGCGGTGGCTTTGGTTCAACAGCCTTTTTGTCTGGCGGTTTAGCACAGTTTGGCTCGTCTTATGGTAATAACGGTGGAACAGCCGTCAACGAAAATGCTGGTGGTGGCGGTGGCGGTGCTACAGCAGTTGGCGCAAACGCAGTCACATCTACTGGCGGCGCTGGTGGTGCTGGTTACGATGTCAGCAGTTTTATTTCGGGCAGCGCATTATTTAAAGGCGGTGGTGGTGGAGGTGGCGCACAGACCACAGGCGGTGCAGGCGGCTCATCAGTGGGCGGTGCAGGTGGCGTATCGGCTGCAGGTGGAACAGCGGCAGCAAACACCGCATCAGGTGGTGGCGGCGGTCGTAACACAAACGCAGGCGGTAACGGCGGTTCAGGCATTGTTTACATTAGGTTTAAAGTATGAGCGTGCCACAGTATTTTGCACAAATTAACGATGACAACATTGTTATTGAGGTTGCCGTTGTAACGCATTTATTTATGCAAGAAAACCCAGAGCGCTATCCCGGCACATGGATTGAAACATTTATTAACTTGCCTAATCACACTTACGCTGGTGTTGGTTTTACATGGAATGGCACAGACTTTGTACCGCCTCCGGTTGTTAACCCTTAGCGTCATGCTTGCACTTATCCTGACCGCATGCGAAACAACACGGACGAACGCGCCAATTAAAGTTAAGAACAGCGCGCTTACACGATGCTCAACTATTACTCAATGCGAAAGGGTAAGCAATGGCTAAGGACAAAGCAGAAATAGAAACCTTGCATGCGCGCATGATCGTCTTTGTCGGATGCACTATTGCAGTCACCTTTGCACTGACTGTCATCGGCTTCGTTTATGGCTTGCTCTTTGTAACCCAGCCTCTCGAGCAGTCGCCCAATGACGCCCAATTCATAGATCTCTTGTCCACACTGACTGTC